TTTTAAATTAAAGACCGGAATATCAATGTTTAATAATCCTAGCCCCAAACTTTTAAGAACATCGTATAATGCTTTTAATGCATACCATACCGGCTCTATGTAATATCTTACCATAAGGTCATACACTTTTATGGCCGCATTTTTAAGTTCATTTATCGGGTCTATTACTCCAAACTCTTTGCAAGCAATGTTTAGGAGAGGAATATCAATACCAACTATGCTATATCCAGGAACTGGAGTATATGCCGATCGAATAATATTATAAATTCCCTGTTGTGAAAATGGGGCATTTAAATCAATTGATATACTAGCAGGTATTGTTATATGTGTCATACTATTATTTAACCTAACGCAATCCCGGTGGTTCCTTCAGTATACTGCTTTGCGGCTTCGCCCTTGCTAGCCACCACAAAAAACGTGTTTTTCTTACGTATTGTAATAGAGTCTTCTTTGCCCAAAAATACCCACGGAATCATACCCAATCCCTGTCCGCTCATAGTTAGTGCCAATGGGCGACTAATTGTAATCGTATCCGTATCCTCTGATTCAAAACGGGCAATAATTTCATCACCGTTGATCAGCTTAATACTTACTACATCCCCATTGGAGAAATCTTTCTTTAAATTTAATAACATATCATTCCTTTTCGTTTAATTCTAACCAAGTATGGTCGCCCATATACTTAACATTTGCCATATACTCATAGTCTTCCGGAGCACTACTTGACCAATCATTAGGTCCATTCTGTGTTAGTAAGGTATGTTGCTTTCGCTTGTCCCATACTAACCAATACTTATTCCCCATCACTGGCTGGAACTGATAAACAGCACCATGAACTGCATCAGTAACTTCAAGTCTGCGTTTAATTTGTTGTGCCTGCTTTTCCAGCACAGCAACTAATTCTATAATACGATCGTACTCTTGCTGGGCATACATCCTAGCATGATTGATCATTAAGTCTTTCTGTTTAGTAACAGGGACTAAATCAAACTTTACACTTCCTGCTTCTGTAGCATAAGGAGTAACGTTTCGATTAAGAAACGGAATTAATGCTCCTGTACTAGTCGAGTCGTAACTATCACGACCCTTCAATAGGTTGGACATATTCTTCCACCATCGGAAATATTGCGTGGATGGCACAAGCACATTCACGAGCAATTTCCATGTGTTCTTTTTGTGTTCCATTGCCTGTACGAAGTTCAATAAAATGTACCCAACTGCGAAGTGTACCATTCATATATAAACGACTTTCTGTAAGACCTTCTGGTAGTACAGCACGGGCTTGTTCTTTAGCTATACCGTTAGCGATAGCCCATTCGTATTCTCGCTTGGCCGCATAGATAACTCGTTGTTGAGCACGGTACCATTCATTTTGTAACAATTGATCATCCACGGTGACGCTGTTTTGTCTATTGCTAGTGTCTTGCAGTCTTGCTTCTCTTGTAACGAAATTGAGATCTTTCGTTGGGTCAGCATAGCGTTGAGAAAATTCTTGGAAACTAAAACTTCTGTGTCGCAAGATTTGTCTGGCAATGTCTCTAGTTGTAGTAATTTCGAGACAGGCTGAGACCATTTCAAGAGGACTCCAGTGTTGGTGTTTGACCAAGTATCTGATGAGTTTGTCTGCCGTCTCCATGTTGTACTGATTGGCGGGATTGCTGACACGGGCGCAATACGCAATGAGTTCCTGAGCGTCTCCGACACCATTAGATCTAAATTCGTCGGTGGGCTGACTGTATGATACAAGTTTAACATTCATTTAATCTTCTTCTTTCGTAGGTAATTGACAAAGGGCTTCTAGAGTTTTGTAGTGATCGTATGCTTTTTTAAGTGCTTCAAAATGTTCTAATTTTTCGGGATCTGGTACAAGTATTGCAAGACGTTTATTAATTTCATTCAAGGTCTTGACTATGCTAACACCTTTTATTTTAATGTCGCTTTCAAACTCGGCATCACCTGTTACGTGTAAGCTAGACTGACTTCCAGACGTTGTTATATTTGAATAACCGCTACTCCACGGAGAAGCTGATGAGCCACCATTGCTGATAGTAATATTTCCATAGTTCATGGAAGCTGTTGAATAATAGCCTCCGATAGCAGTAGTATTATCAATAATATACGGTCCGCTGTTGATAGTTACAGTATTTTCATCTACTGTATCAGGAGCATTAAGAATTAAGGTGTCTTTTGAGTTCATTAAATCCACCAATTAATTCTTCATCTAAAAATACTTGAGGGACGGTTCTAGCAGTTGGAACTGCCTCTAATAAATCCTCTTTAGTGTATCCGTCTCCAATCTTTTTCTCTTCAAATGAGATACCTCGCTGTGTTAACAATGCCTTTGCTTGATCGCAATAAGGGCAGTTGTATTTTGACCATACAGTTGCTTTCATTTTGTTTCCTTATAGTTCTGGTAATTCGTCGTACAACACACTATCACTCATAACACCAATAACGTAATTTGTTGATTCGGTTTCTTGTAGTGCTGATTGTTTTTTATTAATATTCACATGTTTATTAAACCACGGGATTGGACTACTACGTGGATGTTCTTCGGCATACTTAATACCAATTTCTTTAAGACGAATAAATGCTGTATGATCAACAAAGTCTTTTAGAATAGTAGCATTAAGACCAATTACTGGTCCTTTGATAAACAAGTAGTCTGCCCATTCTTTTTCTTCACGTATAACATCTAAGTACATTGCATATACTTCTTCTTTGCATTCTTCTTCGATAGATAGAAAATCTGGATCGTCTTTGGTTACGTTATTAATCAACCAAGCTGTCCAATCTGCGTGTAGGATTTCATCTTGTAGGATTAAACTAATAATATTGCCGTTACCGATATAGATTTTATTTTCAACCATTGCTAAACTAGTAGCAAATGATACCATAAACCGGAGGGCCTCAAGCGCATAGCTCGCATGTAATGCCAACCAAATTGCTTTTTTGTGTTCGTGTAGTGGTACTTCAATATCTAATTCTTTTTTACAATTTAGTACATGAAGGTCTTCGTAATACTGACCAATATTAGCGGCCATCTCTACAATTTCTTTAGTGTCGTGAATCTTGTTGAATTCTTCTTTAGGCACACCATACACATTACGAATAATATGACTGTATGACTTACTATGAATGTTAGTTTCGAAGAAGCTCCAATTGCTTACTAGGGCTTCAAGTTCTGGAATACTAATAACTGGACTAAACACTTGATTGGGTGCTCGGCCTTGGATTGAATCTAATGCAGTTTGTCTAAGCAAGTTACTAGTAAAGATGTGTTTAACAGCATCGCTTGAATCCTTGTGATCCATCTTATCTTTAGTAAGACTAATCTCTTCCGGTACCCAGAAGAAGCCACGTGCAAGTTCTTCAAACTTAGCAATCTTTGGATACTTAACTTCTTCAAAGCGTTGTACTGTTACTGGACCTTCTGGATCTAGAAACATCTTACGTTTGAGGTAATTTGTTTGTTTTGTTAAATTGTATTGTGCTTTACTCATAATTTACATGCCTCGCAGTCTTCTTCGTCTGTGTATATAGTTATAGGTTCGCCATGCAGGATTGGAATAGATTGAGTTGCAGTTACACTTAATTTTGCACCAACCTTGTTAATTAAACTGTAGTATACAGTTTTTAAACCCCACTTATAGGCTAACATTAAATTTTTAGCAATTAAAGTTCCAGGAACCTTGCCTCCTGAAAAATGTGCTGGATTGTAAAATGTATTTGTGGATAAGCTCTGATCAATATACACCGCTAATACCGCAGATGTTTTTAAGTATGCAACACAGTCCGTTTGATCCCACATCATTTGATATTTGTTTTTTAATCTATGATATTCCGGTACAACCTGTACAAAGGATCCTGCTTTAGATTCTTTCACACTAATAAGTTCCATTGGCATTTCAATACCGTTTGTACTGTTTAAAACTACTGAGCTAGATTCAACTGGTGCAACAGCCATCAATGTAGCGTTGCGTATTCCGTATTGTAAAAGTTTAGCACGTAACCCTTCCCAATCTAAATTACCACTAGGAGTAAAGTCAGTTAGTTCGTTTGATCCTATAGCACGGCGTTCCCACGGAAATACACCTTTACCATAATAAGTGTACTGACTACGTCCGCATGGCCCTTTTTCTTGGGCAAGCTCGACACTCATTTCAGTTAAGAAATACGCTTGATGTTCCATCCATCTTTTAACTTCTGCTAATGCATCAGCTTCCCCGTACTTGTAACCTTTGCGGGCATGCCAATAAGCTAGGTTAGTTATGCCAACACCTAGAGGTTCAAAATCTGTATTGGCAAGTTTACTTTGAATACTCAAGAAGTCTTGATACTGTAATAGATTGCTTAGGCTACGCACTAACACACGACACGCTTTGCGCATCTCTTGTGGGTTACGGAATGCGCCCCAATTTATTGACCCAAGAGTGCAAAGAGCAATCCGGCCTTCAGGGTCTTCAATTCTTTGGAATGGCTTCGTCGGCAATAAGATTTCTTGGCAGAGGTTGCTTTGATATATCGGATCAAGACGGGTATCAAACGGGCCTTGGTTAATAACGTTGTCAATGTTAACGAGGTATATCCTACCTGTGTCAGTGCGTTCTTTAAGGATACCATTCTTGAATATCTCATCTGCAGATACGACTTTCTTTTTCTTTGTCTTATCTTGTTCATATTTCAAATATAATGTTTCAAATTCTTTGCTGTCTCGATAATATGCTTCGTACAAGTCTGGAACTTCACTTGGATCAAAAAGTGTCATTGTTTCGCCGTTCTTGTAACGTCTCCAGAACATGGCATTAACAACAACAGAGTAATCCATTTGACGTACACGAACTTCTTCTGTACCTTGATTATTCTTTAGTACAATAAGGTCTTCAAACTGATAATGCCAGACGGGAAAAGTAACTGTGCATGATGCATTACGTATTCCACCTTGACTACAACTACGAAGGTCAGCGAACCATTTCTTTAGGAATGGTATCATACCTGTATGTTTGATTTCCCCATTCCTGATGGGAGCGCCGAGTGGGCGGATGCGACCTATCTCCAAACCAATGCCGGCACGTTTGCTGGCATACTGGGCCATCATTTCACCGGCGGCAAAAATGCTATCCAGAGTATCGTCGCTAGAAATGAGAACGCAAGAAGAAAACTGCTTTGTAGTAGTGCCGAGGCCAGCCAGCACAGGGGTAGCAAGAGTGAAATGACCATCGCTGGCACACTCATAATATTCTTTAACATATTTTAACCTCTTATCCTTTGGCTCACTGTGAAACGCAGTAGCCGCCGCAATGGCATACCTTACTTGTGGTGTTTCATAAATTTGTCCTGTAGCTCTATTTTGTACAAGATATTTTTCTGCCAATTGTGCAATAGCCGCATAGGTATACTCTTCGTCTTTGGCATGATCAATAAAGAGGTCAATGATATTCCATTCTTCTTCAGTGTACCAATCAAGCAGTTCGCTTGTGTACATACCGGCGGAGACATTAGTTTTAACTATGTCATATAATTTGGGAGGAGTGTATGATCCGTATACTTCTTTACGTAGCATAGATACCTTCTGACGGCCTGCTACATATTGATAGTTTGTGTTGTTTATTTCTGGATTTTCTGTTTCGTCGATCAAGTCAACCATTGCCTTTAGCAATAGCTCATCGATCGTTTCAGTAGTCATGCCATCGTGCAATTCTATTTGTGCTTTGATTTCGATCATTGACGGACTTACGCCATCTATGCCTTTACAATCATGTGCTACCTGTCTCTGTATTTTACTAATATCTAGTGGCACTCGTTCGCCACTGCGTTTCACTACTGTGATCATTCTTCACCTATTTTATTTTTTAAACTAAAACTGTGGCTGTAAGTAGATAAATCCAATTTTGTAATATTTATTGCTTTAAGTTAATCTTAGGAAATTTTAAAAATAATGCTAATTATTTATTTTATTGCCTCTATTAGTCTAATAGCTGCATTTTTTACTCCAAAATTTTTTTCATAAACTAAATAAGCATCTTGAGACATTTTTTCTTTTGATTTCGTGCTCAAATTTAACCATTTTTTTAAATTACTGATAGTACCTGTAAGAGTATCTTCATTAATAATACCTGCGCCTCCTTGTTCAATTTCCCTATAAATATTTACTTTATTAGTAATTAAAACGGGTTTATTACATGCTAATGCCTCTGCTACAGCAATTCCAAAATTTTCTTGATGGCTAGGAAGAATA